TTTAAATGTTGATGTTTTTTACCGTGATGAACATCAAAAGATTTATTTAGCAATACTTGAACTTTACAATGATGAAACAAAGAACATTGATATTTTAACGGTTGTAAATCAACTTAAAAAAAATGGACATCTTGAAATTGTTGGGGGTGCTTATTACATTTCTACTTTAACAAATCGTGTGGCATCAAGTGCTAATGTAGAATTTCATGCAAGGATAATTTTGCAAGAATACATCAAGCGTGAAATGATTACAATGAGCGCTGGCATACAAGTTAAAAGTTATGAAGATTCAACAGATCCATTAGAAATACTTGAAGAAAGTCAAAAGGCTATTGATAACATAACAAAACTTGTTGATGTTGGCAAGGTAGTAACAATTACAGAATTATTCTTTGAAAGCGAGCGTAGAAATGAAGAAGTTGTAAAAAATAAAGGAATGAGCGGTGTTCCAAGTGGTTTTACAGAAATTGACAAGATCACTGGAGGTTGGCAAAAAACGGATTTAATAATTTTAGCAGCACGACCAGGGATGGGAAAAACTGCTTTTGTTGTAAATTGTGCAAGAAATGCGGCAGTTGATTTTAAAAGGCCCGTTGCTATATTCAGCCTTGAAATGAGCGCAATGCAATTGACACATCGTATGCAATCAAGCGAAACGGGTATTCATTTAAAAAAATATAGGCAAGATGGATTAAATGAGTATGAGGTACAACAAAATAGAATTAAATGCGGTGCGCTTGCATCTGCGCCAATAATTGTAGATGATACACCAGCGCTTTCTGTTTTCCATCTAAAAATAAAACTTAGAAAATTAGTAAGGGAAAGAAAAATACAACTTGCTGTTATTGACTATTTACAATTGATGACCGTGGGAGTTGGGGCCGATGTTCAAAAAGGCGAAGTTGATAAACTTACTTACATAAGTCAAAAGTTAAAAGCTATTGCAAAGGAATTAGACATTCCGATAATTGCACTAAGTCAATTAAATAGAGATTTGGAAAAGCGCGAAGATAAAACACCTCAGCTTTCAGATTTAAGAGGTAGCGGGTCCATTGAACAAGACGCGGATTTAGTCGGCTTTATTTACCGCCCCGAATATTACGGTGTAGAAGTTGATTCAGATAATCAAAGCACTTTAGGACAAGCGCAAATAATAATTGCTAAACATCGTAACGGATCAACAACAGATGATATTGTTTTAGGTTTTGATGGTCCAACCGTTAAATTTTCAAATCACAATCCGTATTTTGATGAGCTAAAAGAAGAAGCACCAGTAATAAATAATAAAGATTTGCCAAATGGACAAGGATTTTGATTTAGATCCCTCAGAAGAAGTTATCCAACAACAATTTGTTATTCACTTTCGAAATAATTATTGCTTAAAACATCATTCGCCTAGATGGATGGCAATACATATACCTAATGAGGGGAAAAATAACGCTAACCTTATAAAAATTGGGTTAGTGCCTGGAACTGCTGATATACTAATTATTGATCCAAACTTGCGCTCTTACTTTATTGAACTAAAAGCCAAAGGCAAAAGCCAACGACCCAATCAAGTAAAGTTTGAACAGCACTGCAAACAGATGGGCATACCTTATTACCTTGCTGATAATATTGATGATGCTATTGCGATTGGGGAGAAAATAGTGATGGAATACAACGAACGACTCAAATGAGTCCATGGTCAAATATTGCACTTTTTTTGCATTTCTAAAATAATTCGTATCTTTGGGGCATGAAAGCGAAAGAAAATTTAAGTAATTGTTGTTTTACTTAAATTAATTGCTTAATTTTACATTATGAGTTTAGCGCAAATTTTAGTAGATGAGCAAATAAAGCATGGTTTTAAAAACCCATTGTCAAGTGTTGGTTATTATGTTTATGCAATAACCAAGGATGAAAAAGTAGTTTATATTGGCAAAGGCAAAAAGAATAGAGTGCTAAATCATTTTAGTAATTCGTCAAATAATAGGCTTTATTCAGAAATTAAAAATAACAAAAATAGTTTTAATTGGTTTATATTATCATACTTTGATGAAGAAATTGACGCGCTTCATTATGAGTATAATGCCATTTGTGATGCAAAATCAAAAGGTATTGAATTGTATAATAAAATGCACTTTTCAAACAGCAAGGAATACAGCACGGGCTTAAAATTGATTTATTATGTTTTAAAGCAATTTGAGGATATGTGGTTTAAAATTGATACACTAGGAAATGAAGTTTGTCCTAAAAAAAGAGCGGAGTTGTTTATTGAAACATTAAAAGATGAGTTTGGTTGGTATCAAAACAAACCAATGTATAAAAATAAACCAATAACTGATTTAAGTGTCAGTATCGAAAAAGAAATTAATTGGTATCAAATAAAAATAGCATGAACGGGAAAGCTCATAAATATGTAACTTTTATCGTTGATGAATTAAAAAAAGGAAACGTTAAGTACAAAGATGTATTTAAAGTTTTTTTAAGTGAATTTAAGTCAAGTGAACCAACTTTTGCAAAGTATTGGAAAATGGCAAATGCTGAATTTTCAAAGGTAAGTAGCGAGGCAGAAGAAAAAAAACACGAAGCGTTTATAAAAGATGAGGTTAACCAAGTCGCAAAAGGACTAAGGCCAAAACACATAAGAATGGATGAGTTACAACAATCAGTTGATAGAATAAAAACTGTAATTGAAAACGGAACAACTAAAGATTCATATATTGATTATAAAAAAGGAATGGCTATTGAAATTGAACGACCATTAACTGAAATCGAAAAGGGCGCGTTAGAAAAGGTTAGCAAAGAACTTACAGCCGAACTCAACAAGATGGATGGAAGTTATGCGCCAGCGAAGTTAGATCATACAACCAACGGCAAAGATTTACCACAAACCACCATACAAATAGGATATGGTCCAAAACGTAAAGATTGATTTTAACCCAGATTTATTTAATGATTTATACTGGCATCTAAAAAAGGATTTAGACAATCCGCTTATTAGGTATATTTGGCTTTATGGTGGTTCGTCAGCGTCTAAAACATACACCTATGTTCAATCCGACATAACGGCCATGTTGGAAAAAAAAGACGAAAATGTAATGGTATTGCGTAAATTTGGGGTTGATATAAAAGACAGTATTTACTCCGATTACGTAGGAATTATAAATGATTGGGGGCTTCAAGATTTTTTTAAATGCCAAATAAATTACATTGAGTGCTTAACAACTGGCTCTTACATTAGATTTAGAGGCTTAGATGATAGCGAAAAAATAAAAGGGCTTGCCAGGTTTAAGAGAGTAGTTTTAGAAGAAATAAGCCAATTTGATGAAATAGACTTAAAACAAATAAGAAAAAGGCTAAGGGGTAGGGCAAATCAACAAATAATTGGAATATTTAACCCAATTAGCGAGGAGCACTGGTTAAAAACTAATTTATTTGATAAGGAAAATCTTATTGCGCAACCAATTACCACTAATATAACAGAGCACTATATTAACGATAAAGGCAATTTTGTTGTTTATAAAGTAAATTACACCAATAATTATTTTATAGTCGGGAAGCGGGATAAAAAAGGTAAATTAATAGGTGGTTTTGTTGATCAACATACTATTGATGATTTTGAAAAAGATAAACAAACCGACTTTAATTATTACCAAATTTACGGACTTGGAAACTGGGGTAAAATCAGAACTGGTGGCGAATTTTGGAAAGATTTTAACACTAACCACCATGTAATTAAAGCAATTTGGAATGAAGATTTACCAATTCATTTAACATTTGATGAGAATGTAAATCCTTATTTAACTTGCCTTGTTTGGCAGGTGCAAGGTAAAGTTGCAACTCAAATTGACGAAATTTGTTTAGAGGACCCGCGCAATAGATTAAAACATGTTTGCGCTGAGTTTCAAGTACGTTATCCATTGCAACGTGTCAAAGGTTTATTTATTTATGGCGACCGTACAAGCTGGAAAGAGGATACTAAAAAAGAAAAGGGCGAAAACTTTTTTACCGATGCAACAAATTTACTAAGCAATTACAACCCAAAATTAAGGCTTCAATCAGTTAATCCAAGTGTTGCACAATCTGGCGCTTTTATAAATCAATGCTACGCTGGCAATACCGATGTAACGATTTACATTGGCGATAAGTGCAAAAAGTCAATAAATGATTATCAATATGCACTTGAGGACAGCGATGGAACTTTAAAGAAAACAACAAAAAAACAGCCGGTTACTAAAATAGTTTATGAAGAATACGGCCATTGTTCAGATGCAAAGCGATATTTTATTACAACGGCTTTTGCTGCTGAGTATGAAATGTATAAAAAAGGCGGCAAATTTATAAAGCCTATTTCTGGTAAAAATATTTCTAAGCATGGATATTAATAAATTATTTATATTTGCAACATGTATTTAAACTTATTTGATTACACACGACAAATTCAAGCCGACCAATTAACACAGGTGGCAGGTGGCAGCACATCGGTAAGATTGATGACAGAGATGGCCGCGCTTGCTGAGGTTAAATCGTACTTGG